GATTGACTTGGCCTTAGCCAATTTTAACTGTGCAGTGTTAATTTTAAGATTTTCTTTGGCAATCTTGTTTTCAGTAGTTGCTGTTGATTTATTAAGGTTAGAGCCAGATTGGATGGGTTTTTTAGACGGTGTGCTTAAAGTGACTCCAATTTGTTTGCCAGCAAAACCAAAAAAGATACTTTTACCAAGATCTTTAACATTTTTAATAAGTGATGGAATTGCTCCTATAGCAGTACCAGCAGCTAGGGTTACTCTGTTAAAGCCACCCGCAAGTGTTTCCAAGAAGATTGTGGCATCGCTTGCTTCTGTTCCACCGCTTGCGCGAGATAAAGCGTCAACAAAGCCTTTACCAATAAGTTCATTAGCTTTTCCTGTTGCAGTACTTAAAACATCCATTTTGTAAGAAGTTGTAGTTAGGTAATCTTCTGCTGCTCCAGCTGATCTCTTTAGAATAACTGACAAGATTTCATTAAATGACAGTGTCGTAAGTTCAGCCTTTGTCAAACCTGAGTTGTATTTGACTAGACCTCTAGTAACTCCTACATAACCTTTACCCAAATCCTGTGTAACTGTGGCTAAATCAATGCCAGACGCTCGGCTGATAGTAATTGCATCATTAAGAAGTTTCTGGGATTGGGTTAATGAGCCAGTAGTGGTAAGCAAACCCTGAAACGCTGGACGGAGAATGTCGTCCGCAATTGCCGCTGAAGTTTCTAACTTATCAATGTAGTCAGCAATGGCAGGATTAGCGAAGCCAATGCCTAGATTCTCTACTGCACGGTTAAGTCTAAGAGCTGCTGCTTCATCCGCTGCAAATGCTTTTACTGCTGTCTTGCTAAATTGGACTAATGCCGTTGCGCCAAATGCAATACCAAATGTGCCTGCAAGTTTCTTGACATTGCTATTGAGTTTTCCTACAGCAGTATCGGCTTGCTTAAAGGCTTTATTGCCAGTGTATTCAGCTGCTAAGTTAATGACTACTGATGGATCAACTGCCATTATTTAACTCCCATAGCGTCATAGAACTTTAATTTAGAGTTTTCAATAGCTTTAATAACTGCTGCGTTAGTCTGCCCGCCATCTTCTTTCCATGCTCTAAAGATTGCGCGACCTTTCATCTTGCCTGACCTACGACCTGCACCAGTCTGATTATTGGCATCTACTATCTGCCCATAACTATTCATGGCTTCAATAAATTGTGCACCTGCTTGAGGGTTATTGCTTTTAGATTGATTTTTAGTGCCAGAACGAATCATCTTGCCATAGTTGGCTTGGCTCTCACGCACAACTCTAGCCATCGGAGCTTGCTCGCGACCATTAGGATTTTTGCGACCAGCAGTCTCATAAATAGCACCAGCAGCAGAAGCATTAACAATGCGAGCTAGTGCTCTGAAGCCTTGCTTATTAGGTCTAGATGGTGTGGTCTTATATCCAATACCGCGCTTGGCTTTTCCTGTATTCCAAATACGATCACTGCCCCAAGCGGTTGAACTACTTCTAGCCCAGCCACTCAGAGGAGCCTGTGAAGGGATAAATCCTCTAGCCTTGTTAGTAATTGGCTTAAGAATATTGCCTAATTCTTTTTGAGTTTCTTTAGCTAAGTCTGGAGCAAAGTTTTTTAGAGCCTTACGAAGTGCGATTGCGCCCTTTACTTCTGTTGGCATCGCTTATCTCCTTTGCTTCATCTTTAAGACCGTACAACAAGGCTTGAAGCATTATTGGGTCTAAATCTAATAACTGCTGTGGCGCGATTCCCAATCTAATGCTCAAGCGAGCTATTAGATAGGTGAATGGATAATCGCGCTTTAAGCTAAAGGGTCTGAGTCCAACACCTCAACGGATTTTAATCCCTCGATAAACTCAATCCCGAAAGGCTTAACAGTTTCACCTGATCTGCGTGTGACTTCCCATGCCAACCAATACACCGAAGTCTGCATCTCGTCTTCACGAAAAGCGCGGTGGAAGCCCTTTTTAGCGTATAGCTCAAATGAATACTCCACTGCTGGAGTAATCTCACCCTCGATAACGCTTCCATCTATACGAACGATCTTTAGTCTTGCCATGAGCTGCCCCTTTTTTTAGTTGTTTAGAATGTGCCTGTAGTTGCTACCGCAATCGTTGAATTACATGTAAATGTAATTGACTGTGTGCCAATGTCTGATACAGCACCATTGATGTCTGTAGTGTTATTGACAAGAATTGAAACAGTGTAAAGAGGGTTAGTAGCAGAAACTGCTGTTCCCTTTGTCTGTAGGAATACAGCTGTGACTGTTGTTCCCCATGCAGCTTGAAGTGTTGCGAGAACATTTGCTGAAGCTGTGTCATTAAGGAAGTCGATGGTTACAGTTGATGCTTCCAAACCTTTTACAAATTTTCTAGAAGAATCGCCCATGGCACTTATTTCAAGCTCATCGAATGAACGATTGATTGTTACTGCTGTGACATGGTCGCTAAGATCAACAGTGTTAATCTTAACGCCTACATTGTTATTTAGAAATACAGCCATTAGGATTATTCCTCGTCTTTCTTAGTAGATGCTGGCTTTGGTGTTGGTGTGCTAACCTGCCCGATTTTTTTCAGGAAGGCTTCGTTCTCTTGTTCCCACTCGGACATATTAACTCCAACTCGTAAGGATTGATACGGACATCTCGCAGCTGAGAAGGTCTCCCGAAGCAGCATTGAGAACACTAGGCGCACTGACTGCGCTTACATTATAGGTCAAAGAAGATGCAGCAAGTAGGTTGAACACTCGAACCACAAAATCTTCTATGCCATTGAGGTTGCCTTCATTATCAAATAAAGGCGTAGTAATAATAATCTTGAAGTTAGCCATTGGACTAATGGTGATGTGCTGGTTATTGCTTGGAACGATGTATTCAGAATCTGGGCTAACAATGACTGAGTTAGCCAATACTGTGGCAGGCGGGAATGCAAAGGTCTGCCATTTTGAGTTATCGACTAGGGCTGTAGCAAGTGTCGTTCTAAGTGTCGTAATAGCAACTGGCATTATCCCACCATCGAATTAGGACTTATTGCATGCACTATCAATCCTCGCACCTTAGCGAGAAGCTGTGCGCTCATTCGGTAAGGGCTTGGCTGGAAATCAACAAGGTTACTGCCTGAAAGGGTCGCAGTACGCGCTTGCCATATTTCAACAGATATCATCAAAGCTGCATTCTGTATTGCTGTGTCAGTTGCATAATCCGTTGCTGTTCCTGCAACAATACCAATAGGTTGAACTGCGTGTGTGTTCTGATCTGCACCTACAGCAGCAAAAGAAATAGAGTTAGAGCTAATAGCAGTAATAGTCTTAGCCCCGTTATATGGACTGCCATTGCGACTGACAGTCACGCTCTGACCCACATAAAAATAGTCTAAAATGTTTTGTTCAAAATACAATGTACCTACATTGCCTGCAATGCTTTGATAAGTATTGTAAATCTCGTTCTGCCAAAGCATTGGAAGTAGGATTGCATCTGATGCGTCACATACTTCTTGAAGGGTCGCGTCAGGATACAGGGTGCCCACGCCCAGCGTGGTGCGTAACTCACTTACTGAAGTTAATGCCATCCTGATTCCTTTCTTAAGACTCTGGGGAGTAGAGGGCTACTACTCCCCAGAGCGACTTAGAGTGTTGCTAGATTACGCTACTGCTAGGAAACGGAATGCAGTTGGATAACGATTTACAACTGCGCAATATCCGTAGATACCGATTTCTAGCTGGCCATTTGCAACTACATTTGCACGAATCTGGAGTGTGCCAGATTCATGGAATCGCATTGCCATTGAAGGATAAACGAGTGCATACTTAGAGCCTGCATCATTTCCTGTGTAGTTTGGATCAACTACCAATGAAAGTCCAGCAACTGTACCAGCAGTCGAACCTTGAGAAATAAGGCCGTTAGCATTCTGAGGAACTGCCGCCGCAAAAATTGGGCGACCAGTTGAATCCACTGCACCAAGTAGTCCAGCGAAGTCAATATCATTAACTCCACCACTTGTTGCAACTAGCAAGCGGTTTGGTGTTTGGCGCATTACGCCAAATGAATCAGCAATACCATCTGCAATTGACTTATAGACTGTTGAGCCTGTTGAGCCTGCTGAGTTTTGTGCAGCGATGTTTGCAGCATAAGCATCTGTCTTCTGTGCGTATGATGCAGCTAATTCACGAAGATACAAATCTAGGAATGATGGGTCTGAGCGATCAACCAATTCAACATCCAGTTTCCCAGCTCCAGCAAACTTGACCACAGTATCTTCTTGGAAGGTAACTGTTGTGTCTGTTGATGAGAACTCAGCAGCTTCTGCTGTCAATGCAACAGTTGCCTGTGTTCCTAACTTAGGAGTAAAAATCTTCATTCCAGCAGCAGGAAGTGCTGCGCGCTCGATTGAATCGATGAATGGACGAGATGAATCGATGATACCAATTACATCCTTTAGGTATGTTGGTGGAACCATACCTGTGTTCTCTGCGACTGTTGCAACCTGTAGAGCTGCCATTAATTCGCGAGCATCTGCGTCACCGCGTGATGCGTTTAGTTGAGCCTTAGCATATTCGCCTGCTGTAACATTTAGGTTAAGGCGTGGGTTTGTGTAATACATTGCTGTAACTGTAGGACGAGCAGCTTCAACTGCTGCTGCCTCTACTGGTGCTGCAACTGTCTCTGGAGTATTCTCCACAGCTGTCTCGCTTTCTGTTTGTGGGTTTTCTTCAACAGGGATTACTTCCTCTGCTGCGATCTCTAGTATTTCTGAAGACGCAAATGCGGGAACAGTTACTAGAGAAACTTCTTTTAATTTAGCCGATGAGACGACTGTGTATCCATCTTTAGATGGCTTTGATGCAAGGATTTCTGCTCCGATACTCAAGCCTGTAACTAGACCTTCTTGCGCCATGATAAGTGCGTCATTACCGCCTGAGGAGCGACTTAATTTGAAGGTTGCATAGATACCATCTGCGCGAGTCTCTGAAGCAGTCATGCGACCAATTGGCTTCTTTAGATCGTGCTGTGATAGCAACTTAATTTTAGATGGGTCTGCAATCTCGATTGAATTAGCTGCAAAGGTATATGCACCCAGATTAGTATGGCCGATTTCACCAGTACCAAGTGGCACAATCTTTCCAGAGATTTCTCTGCGTTCTTCTGAGCATTCAATTGATGATGCTTCGATGTATAGAGTTTCCATTAGCTGCCATTCCCGTTAGGTGATAGGTCTTCCATTTGCATTGCTTGTTCTGTTGTAATTAAACCAAGTGCTAACATCTTTTCTAGCACTAGCAATCTTTCCATTGGCTCTGTACGCAAAAATGAGTCGTCTAAACTAAACTTGACATAATGTCCAGCAGTGCTGACATCATCCATACTGAGCCTAGACTCAATGGCAGAAACATAAGGCTGCAAAGTGAAAGCCACCATCTGTTTTCTCTCGTCTTGGACATTGGCATAGGTCATAGTTGTGTTCATTGAAGCAGACACATAATATGGATCAACAGAACAGAGTCTGGCGCATTCAGTCGCTAATCCTTGAATTGCATCTTGATAAGCCATGTCTTTAGGACTAAAGCCTGTTGTTTGATAATCAAGAGTTGCAGTTAAGTAGGCAGTGCCATTATTTTGGCGGGCGCGCTTCCATGCAGCTAGAAGGCCAGTAACTTCATTTGGTGGAAGGTCAGCCCCTGAGTTTTTCAGAAACCCAGTCGCAGATGGCGTTTCCAGAGCTACGCTTGCTGCTCTCTGTGCATCGAGTGCAGCTTTAATAGTAGAACCACCAACAGCAAGGATGCCTTCATCTTTTTGAAATGTAATTAAAGAACCAAGACCTGACATTGGAAGTGGTACGCCATCTAGATAATACTGTGTCACAAAATTATTGACTGAATCTGTATTAAATGTAACGCGATTGTTAGCAACCCAATTTGCGTTAGCCATTCTGTTATCTTCAAGATAAGTCTCAGTAATTTGCCAGTAACTGACTCCATACATGAGAAGGCTATCTAAAGTGAAATATAATGTCTCAAATCGTGGCTGAGCTTTAGATGGTTGCTCAATCCATCTTGGTGGAGAAATCATTTCACCTGTAGATTTTTTGTAATACTCTAAAGGGATGCTGGCGATCGTTCCACAGATCAAGTCTCTGCATCTTTTAATGCTGGGTACGGAAAGAGCTTGCGCACGAGTAACCATGACTGGGAAGTAATTGCCATAAGTCAAGTAAGACTCGGACATAATTTGTGGAGCGTTCTGCGCTTCCAAGATTTGAGGCTTACGCGAAAAGATACCCATAGACAGAAATTGTAGCATTTGTCAAGAGATTAGACAATATGCTAGTGCGTGTCTAACTATAAATCTGAGGCTTAGGTGCTGGAAGCATTAACTTGCTTACCACCATTGCAATTCCGATAGGCGCGCTAATATCGCCAGAACTGCGCCTTTTTACGATACGCCAAGCTGAGTCATTGACTTTGGCTGCACAGTTATTCATTTGTTGAATAAGTTCCGCTTGCCCATTATGAACGACCTTATGCGTCACCAATCCAGTGAGCAAATCTCCACAGGCTTGATAGAACTGCTGGCCTGAGACATCCTCGGTCATAACTCCAGCCTGCTTTAATCTATCGGCTATGGATTGAGTCGCGTACTTGTCATAACAGACCATACGCGGGTGAAACAAATCGCACCAGCCTTTTATCTCAGCTGCAATCTTTAGATCATCTACTGCAACCTGAGAACTCCAAGTCTGCATGATTCCAATGCCAATCCTTCCATCTGGAAGTAATTGTCCAGCGACTAAAGATGCGTTCCTTCTCGAAGGACTGACATCGAAACCAAATATAGTATAAGCCCCAACAG